AAAAGATAATGAAGAACTTCAAACTGTTTTAGAACAAAAGCAAAATGAAATAGTAAACACTGTAAATGAATTAAAATACTTAAATGATTCCACTTGTATAGATTATGATTTATTTTTAAAGAAAAGGCAAGAAATGCAATTTAAAATAAAAGAGTTAAGTACATTAACAATAGCAAATAATAATCCAGTAAATGACTTTGCTAACAAAAGTAAATGGAAGGAAACTGCTCGTATGAAAAAATACGATGAAAAAAAAAAACAACTTATGGAAAAGCATCAGAGGTTAAATGATATAAAGCAAGCAAAGATTGCATTAAAGCAAGAACAATTAAAAAGTAAAAAGCAAAAAAAAAAAAGTTTATTAAGCAATTCTACTCCAGTAATTAAACGAAATGGAGAAGAGCAACAATCAAGAGAATTTTATCAGCAAAATCAATCAGAATTAAAGTTAGCATTATTAAAAAAAAATGTTTAGAGTTAGTACAATTCTCTATAAGGTGTTTTTTGTGCGATTATAAAATAGACTTGACCATATTTCATACGATCTTTTTCTGATTCTTCTATATAATCATATATTTTCATTTGTTTAAATAAACTAGAAATCACTCTTTCTATACGCATCAAATCTTTTTTTTCAACCCATTCCCAGAAAGGGTCTAGCGATATCCATGCAGGATCATAAATTCCAGAGGGATTATAATAAATTTCTTTTTTTAACATTAATTCTTTTCTTGGTTTTTTTACATCTACAAGTTTAAAAGCATTATTACCTAACCAATCACACAATTCTTCTTGCGATGGTATGGTTGATGCATAGTTAGCGGATGCATCCGGTAATAATTTTGTATACCAATGTAATGACTCTAAACTAGGGTATTTATTAGGTACCGACAATATAATAAAACCATCTGGTTTTACTATTTTGTAAAGCGATTGAATATAATGAGGTATCTCTTCTCGTATAGGAAGTGAAAGATGATTTATTACGCAATCATAATGATTAATAGGTTGTTTATCTATATCTTCTACGTCATAAACTACATTAGGGGATTTTAGATAATCTAGATGCGTATCATCAACTTTACCGTGATACAAGTATCTATCTTTCATAGTTATGTATTTTTTATACACGTCAATCCCTAGTGGATTTTGGCCTTGAAAAGCGAGCATTGTCGTAAATCGTTTTATCATATTATTTAAACAAATAGGTTAGTGTTTAAGTAATATTAAATAACGTGAAAAATGTTTTGTTTTACGGAATCCTTTTTCTTTTTTGCAAATGTATTGATAGTATGTACTTGGAATTCATTATTTTCTTCAAATAATTCCGGATAATTTCTAGAAAGAGGTTTATCCATAACAAGTATAAGTTTATCTTGATTCATTAACAGTCTATACTCTTTAATAGTTAAATTACCACAAAATTTATCTAATAGATAATGCGGTGATGGCGCAGGTACTATATTTTTTTCAAAATTGTATATTTCATTGTAAATAAAATTAAGTAGTTGATATCTTTCATATTTTACTGATGTATCAATATTTTCCTTGAAAAGATATCCTGCTGCACATGAAGGTGAACAAAAATGTCCATAACAATGATAACACTCTTCTTTTCTATATTGGGGTATACCTATTGCAGGGGTTTCAAAATCACACGTACACCAAAAACATGCACTTTTTTCATTTATTTGTATATTATTATGCAACATTTTTGATAATTGTTTTAATTTAACAGAAATATCTTTAGTATTATCTTGACTACCAATGTCGTCTGCTAGTATGGTTGAATCTACATTACTATTACTACTAGTAACAGCATTAGTTTCTATAGTATCATAATGTAATAGACCTGTTTTATTTTGCTGATTGATATTGTAATGTAATATAGTTTCAATATTATCAGGATCATATTCGTGTATCCCGCTATCAGTTTTTGTAATATCATTTAGTTTGCATTTTAAATGTAAAATAATATTAGGTTTTATATCCGGAGTCGCTTCTTTGTTCGTTACATCAGTTATAATTTTCCCGCCTTTTGGTTTACGACCTCTTTTTTTTGGTACTTTATCTGGCGCAGTTGTAGATGGTAAAGATTCTGTATTCTTTTTACGACCTCTTTTTTTCTCCATATTTCAATAGTATGGAATACAATTTAAATACTTTTAAAATAATATTATAATGCTCAAGTCAAAAAAACAAGGAGTTCCATGGGTAGAAAAATACAGACCAAATAATATTGAATCAATAGTATTAACGTCAGAAAATAAGACTATATTGGATTCAATAATAAGAATAAATTATTTTCCAAATGTATTATTTTATGGGCCACCTGGTACAGGTAAAACAACAACTATCATTAATTTAATACACAAATATCATAATATGAATGGTTGCGAAGGAAAAGCGTTAATGATACATTTAAATGCGTCGGATGATCGTGGTATAGAAATTATTCGTAATCAAATTAGCATGTTTGTAAAAACATATCCTTTATTGAATAAAGGAATGAAATTTGTAGTATTTGACGAAGTAGATTATATGACAAAAAATGCACAACAAGCATTACGTTACTTAATCAATGAATATAGTCAAAATGTAAGATTTTGTTTAATTTGTAATTATATAAGTAAAATAGACTATGCATTACAATCAGAATTATTACGATTAAAGTTTAATAATTTACCTACAGATACTATTATAAGTTTTTTACAGAATATAGTAGATAAAGAAAATATTAATATAACTACCGCACAGTTAAATTATGTGCAACAATTGTTCAACTCTGATATACGCAGTATGATAAATTATTTACAAACCAATTTAGATATAATAAATACTTATGAAATTTTTAATGATAGAATATGGGAAAACATTTATCTTACTATTAAAACCAACCGTGATATAGAAGAGATATATATGATATTCAAAAACAAAAGCATAAGTTGTAATATAGATATGAAACATATGATAAAAGAGTTTTTAAAATATATTATTCGTATACACGAAGATATAATAGATTCCGCTATTTTGTGTAAATTTGAGTATAACCTTCATTGTAATATAGAAGATGAGCAAATTTATACAAAATATATATTATTGATATTGCAAGATATTATTTATTAATTTGATAATAGTTTTGAATACGATTTTCCAGTTTTTGTAACCAAGGATTTGGTGGAGAATTTTTAGTAGGGTCAAACACATTTTTATCCATTTTACATTCAAATGATAACGAGTTTCTTTTTAAATAAGTAGTAACTTCGTCTTTGGGCTCATATTGTTTTGAAGGAATAGAAACATTTTTGGTGGTGTACATTCTATTTATATATATATAAAATAAAAAAATTGAAACAAAAATAACTTAAATAAGTATAATTACATAGATGGATTTAAATACAGAATGGGCACAATTCATCAACGAATCACCACAACCAAATGAATCATATAGCAGAAAAAAGGATTGTGAACCTATTGATGTAGGTGAAAATGTGGAGCTATCTGAACAAAAAAAAGTTCCTAAATGTTCAGACCTCTATATATCTACAAAAACCATGATAGGTTATTTAAATGGACCAGTAAATTTAATTAAAATATTCTGGGATATTCCAATTATTTCGTATAGTGAACGTAGAGAAGGAGTTGTTAAAAAACAAATTAAGTTTAATTCTACCACTGAAGAAGAGGTAGATGATATAATTGAAAACTGTAAAAACTATAATTATGTAGATCAATATATTATGCAGCATATAGATAATCCAACCGGGCGGATCAAGTTTAAAGATGTACGGAAAATAAGTATAGGGATTAGTAAAAAAGATGTAATTAGTTATAGAATAAAACAAAAAAGTGCGTTTTACAATTGTTTTGTGGTTATCATTCGTATAGAAATACATACGGATGTATACAAAGAATTCCATGTAAAAGTATTTAATACAGGTAAACTAGAATTACCAGGTATTCGTTCTGATCATGAATTACATTTGGTATATGATAAAATTAAGACCTTATTGGGGTTAACTGTATCTGATATTCCTGCTGAAACCGTACTTATTAATTCAAACTTTACATCTGGATATTACATAAAGAGGCATAATTTGTATCTATTATTGAAAAACGAGTATAATATTTCAGCCATGTACGATCCGTGTTCTTATCCTGGTATTCAATGTAAATTATACATTACACCAGATAATAAAGTAGATAATCATGCTATTACAAATAAATATATTTCTTTTATGATATTTAGAACCGGTAGCGTGTTAATTGTAGGCAAATGTACCGAAACTATACTTTATAATGCCTATGATTTTATAGTTGATATATTATCAAAAAACTATAAAACAATTATTGATTCAAATATAAATATCCCAGAAAAATCACCAGTTGTAAAAAAAAAGAAACGGCGAACCATACTATGTACTAAAACGAATTAACTTATACATCTTGATCTGATAGTTTATGAAATATACTTAATATATTTATATCTTGCGTAGGGTGAATCTCTACCAATATTTTATTTACCGTTGTAATAGAAGATTTAATGTAAGGGGTTAACAGTTCAATTAAATCTAAAAACTCATTATTATATTTCAAGAGCATATCCTTATTATTTTTAACTAAACTAGTAATATCAACTACATCCTTCATTAATGTATCCATATTTGTATAATAATATACATTTTGGTGTATCATATTTGATATTATTTTACTAATTTGATGAAATTCTTCTATTTTAGATATATGTTCTGGTGTATGTACACATGTTTTTACATAGTTTTCTTCTAATTCAAATAATGTTTTTTTATATAAAAACATTACAGCGTCTTTAGAGGTTAATTGTAAAAAACTATGATTATCATCACCTATTTGGGTAATAAACTCTACATAAAATAAGATACTTTTTTCACAATGATGAACCGTTAAGGAGACGTTTTTAGTGTAAAGTAATAATAATTTGTATATATGTGTTATTGTATCAATACCATAATTTATAATATACTTTAAATATTCTTCATTTTTGATAGTAATATTGGTATAGATATGATTTAGCAATGTTTGTATTAATGCTATATAATATTGATATAATTCTAAATTGGATTCTTGGATAGCAGGTAAATAATTAGTTAATAGGTTTAACGATAAGGTTGAAGACATTATAGGATAATATACTTTTTTTTTTTCATAAAATAAAAGTATTTTTTACGTTATATTAATTTAAAGAAAATCAAAAACTTATACTATAATGGAAAATGAAAATGCACCCACATCTAGTACTTCTAATTATCGTTTACCAAGTGATTTAACTATGCAACATATAACTAAAATAGGTATAGTAAATGATAAACCAATTATGCTTGATTATTGGACTAAATCTTTAAACAATGAAATTATAATAGGAATTCGCGAAGGAGGAGAAAAATTATTAGTAAAAAGTGAAGAAGAATATACCAGTCCTATATCTAAAATATACAAAGTAGAAAACGATTATATTATTGAAACCGAAAATTCACTTTATTTAGCAGATTCTAGCATTTCCACAAAAAGAATCTCTTAACTTTAGTGATTTAGGAATGCATATGCAACATAACTACTAAATATATATACCACATGGTCAATATTATATTGATACCTATGTACTCTGTTATATCTTTTCTAGTTGTGGTAACTATCAAAAATACCCCCCAACTTTGAACACCCGTTAATACAAAATAAAACACTTTTGCGAGACTGCGCCAATGGTTAGTATTAGTAATATAAAAATGTAAATAATTAGTCCACGTGAGTAGTTCAATACCTATATTTACTATTAAATACTGTGTGACTACCTTATCTATGTGATGTCTTTGTATCATATAAATATTATACCCAGTGAGCACTGAAATTCCTCCGCTCATAGTTAGAAGCATTATATTCCATTTACATTGGTTGCATAAATACAAACATTCATTTTCTTTTTTTACAGGAGTATTTGTTTGTAACGATAATCCTTTTAATTGTGCTTCAATATCGCTCATATTTACTATTCATTTTTGTTTATTTAAATTATTTTAGTATAATTATAATTTAAATAATATCAAAATAGATAAACAATGAGTATAGATGAAACCTTATTTCCCCACGTAATCGTTCATTTTAAAAATGATACCAAACTAACTAAAAACGGGGTCTCCACCTATCTTAATTATTGGAATTTAAAACAATGTGAAAAACAAGAATTTTCGTGTTGTATAGATAGTACTGCTATCAACAATTATAATTTTTATACAGCAACTAAACAAGCAATTACTATAGCTAATTTTATAAAAAAAATGAAAAAACAACCTACTCAATACTTGAAATATACTATACTTGTTATCACAAATAGTATATTAATCCAATTATTAGATATGATATTAAATCTAACAACACCTTGCGCTACTATATATATAGTAGGATCTATGGATAAAGCCAATGCGTTATTTAATACTTTAGATAGAAATAATTCTCTTGAAATCAATGCTTATTTACTTATTCAAGAAATTAAATATATAACAGCTAATTAATATATTTGCTTATACTATATTTATGGATTACCTTTTAAAAAAACGTTCCCAAGATAAAAATGGTGGTATTCATAAAGTAAATACTACAACTAACAATGAATTTATAAATAAAATAATAAAACAAGCTAATTATTATACTTTTGGTTATATTGGTACTTTGATCGCAATCGTTTACAATGCTGTAATGACCCGAGGTATAGTAGGAAGCAGCTACGATTTATTTACTTCTTCATTCTTTTTTGTAAATAAAACAAAAGAGTATCCTAACCTATTATTAAATAACATATTTGGTTTTGTTTCTAAGCCTGTAGAACGAGTTCTACATAAACCTACAAAAAATACTTCAAAACTGCAGCAATCAACATGACATCTATAATTGTAACAAATGTATGCGACATTGTATTTACTTGAAAGAGATCTTCTTGACTAAAATTATATTTAATCAATAAATAATTGGTACAAATCGCTATTAGGTATGCTAAAATAATATGCAATATAAATATACTAAGCACTAAAATAAATATATGAGAATGATTAAACCCTTTATCAGTTTTTGCCATTATATAATGTCTTTAGAAAATATTTTCTATAGTTGCTATTTGTTCTTCAGTTAATATGTCGGGAAATTCTATGATAAATTCTATGATTAAATTTCCTTCATGCTCATTTCTTTTAAACCCATATCCTGGAACTACTTTTTTAAATCCAGGTGATATAATATTTCCTTTGGTATTATTAATTTTAAATTCCTTACCACTAATATGTTTTAATGAAAATGAAAAACCACATAATGCTTGTTTTAAGGTTACTTTATGCTTATAGATAACATCTAATCCATCTCTTTCCATCGTATATTCATCTTTCTGTATTTCAACTATTATCTTTATATCTCCGGTGCAATTATGTGAAACCATATTGCCTTTTTGCTTTAATACTATTGTTTCATTATTTCCTATGCCCTCTGGTATTTCTACATACAAGGTTTCCGTCTCGCGAATTTTACGATTAAAACTAGTGGTCCAACGTTCTATCTCTAAAGGTTTGCAACAACCTGTATAGGATTCTTTCATGGTAATTGTTATTGTTTTTACAATGGGTTCTGGTTCTGGCATATGAAACGGCATTTTTACATTATGCATGCCTCCCATGCCTCCCATGCCTTGCATGCCTCCCATGGGAAAAGTACCTTGAAACACATGTATATCAGGATCATTGCCTAATTCTTGAGAAAATAACATACTAAACAAGGCACTAGCATCTATCGGCACTTCCATTACATTGCCGTGCATAGCATTGCCGTGCATAAAAGGGTTTTGACTTGTTATATCATATATCCGTCTTTTTTGAGGATCGCTTAATGTTTCATAAGCTTCATTTATTTTTTGAAATTCACTATCATCGGATCCTCCGTTTCTATCCGGATGATGTATTAAGGATAAGCGACGAAATGCTTTTCTTATCTCTTCATGTGTAGATTGTTTTTTTACGCCTAATATATCATAATAACCTTCAGTCGCCATATACTTATAGAAAACATAAACTTAAATAAATATATACGAATATATTTATTTATGGATATACCTTATTTGTTTAAATATAGACCAAAAAACATAACAGAGTTTCAATTAAATCCTGCTATTGAATGTATATTACAATATTTTATTAATAGTAATTCTTTACTACTACTTTTAATAGGAGAAAGTGGAACAGGTAAAACCTCCCTTATTGAAAGTATCATTCATACTTATTTTAAGGACTGCTTGTCTGATAAAAAATATGAAAATATTTTATATATTAATAGCTTATCAGACCAAGGTATTGTTTATTTTAGACAAGAAGTATACACTTTTTGTCAAAGTAATTCTACTATTCGTGGTAGAAATAAAATGATTATACTGGATGATATTGATAAACTTAATGAACAAACTCAACAAATATTCCACAGTTGTATTGATAAATTTTCTAATAAAGTCAATTTTATTTTATCTTGTACAAATACACAAAAAACAAATCAACATATCTTAAATAAAGTTTTTAAATTAAAACTAGAACCATTTACGTACGATAGATTAACCGCTATTATGAATAACATTACTACAAAAGAACAACTCTTTATTGACGATGATGTTAAAACGTATATCGTTCAATTATGTAACTTTTCTGTTCGCATGTTAATTAATTATCTTGAAAAATTCAAACTCATGAATAAACCCATAGATATGAAGACTTGTAAGGCTTTGATTACAAATATTAGTTTTACAACTTTTAAAACGTTTACTAAATTGTGTATCTATGATAAAAATATAAAAGAAAGCATCAAACTATTATATGAACTATACAATCACGGTTATTCGGTAAGTGATATTCTAGATAACTATTTTATATATATCAAACATGAACCAGATATTGAAGAAGAAATAAAATTTAAAATCATTACACTTATTTGTAAATACATTATTATTGCAAATGAATTACACGAAGATGAAATTGAATTGGTCTTTTTTGCAAATAGATTGTCCATGATTTTATAAATAAACATATAAAACTTATCTATCTATACTATCTATATCAATGAATAGTACGGATAATGATATTCCTAACTTATATAAATTAGAATTTGAACGAACGTTGCGCGGTGCCAACATTTATTGTGATCTTATTCAATTCAATAAAATGCTTTGTTTTATACATAGTCAACGGGAAGTACTTCACGCCATAGAATTATGCTTTAAAGATAAAAATGTTCCAACCACATTTAAGGAAAATGATTGGAGCAAAGCACTGCTAGTCTCTATAGATACTATACCTACTGTACCACCTTTTGAAAATCTTAATAAACACTTTTTAAAATGTTATTTAGATAGATTAACTATAATAGAAGATTGGTTTAATAAACATTCTATATCACACACCGATCTATTAGCGAAAAAACAAGAATTATTAAATCAAAATAAGATATTATATTTTCATACTCACTCTTTAAGAGCTTTATATGAAACTGCTCGTAATAACTATACCTTTAACTTGCCTCCGGTGCAATAGATTTATCTAGTAGTAAATCTGTAATATTATTTTCTATATTATAAATGATATCTAATATATTTGTATCATCCATTTCAACATTACCATCATACACTATTAATGGTATTGTAGGATTAGTTAACCATTTATCATGATAGCTATGGCAAGACTCTAGATACTCTAGCGGAATACTTTCTCCGGTACGATTTCTTTTAATAATTCGCTCATAACACGTTTCTGGGGTGGTTTTAATATAAATAATACCACACGGTTCTATATCATCTATAAACGAGGAAAACCATTTATTGTAAATGGTATATTCTATATCGGTCATATCTTCTTTATCATATAACATTTTAGCAAAAACAAACTTATCCGTGTATAAACATCTTTCTGTTATAATCACTGCGTTTGGATTCTCTTTTATTACCGTTCTCAATAAGTTTAATCTAGAAATATACGCCATCATCTGAAATTGAAAACTATATTTTTTACTATCACGGTAAAAATGAGATAATATACTCTCACCTTTTTTATCACAAATACTACTCCATTCGTCCACGGGTTCTTGAATAAATATAAATTGTTTTTTACTAAATTGTTTTAAATAGGAAACTATAGTTGATTTTCCTGATCCAATATTACCTTCAATGGAAATGATTTTTACCATACTACTTATAGTGAAGGATTATTTTTATATTATGTTGTAAATATATATATATGATACAGTTATTTAAATCATCGCCAGACAAAGAATGGTTTATAGATTTTATAAAAAATCATACGAATAAAGAGCGAAATTATTATAAAATAACTAATGATGTTTATAAACAACTGGTTTTTAATGAAGTTATTACTCCTTTTATAGATAAAATAAAACCACATTATCACCTATCTAAACAATTTTATGTAGATAGAAAAATGACTTATTCACGTTTTATTACTATACTTCGTCATATATGTAAAATGATAGACATTACATATACATCTACTATGAAATATGCCAATTCAAGTTATCAAATAGATTATTTTATTTATCTGTAATAAAACTAAAAATATACCAACATATATTTTGCTATTATCGTATTACTTTGTAGTACTTGATTTACATTTAACTTTAAAAACCACTGATATTTTGTTTTTTGCAATAACTCTTTATAAGGTATATAAATACCATACAATTCTCCACAGTAATCTATTTCATTTGACTGAAACAATTCTGATATATCAACAGGCTGTTTATTTTTCTTTTGAACACCTATATGCTTACTATTAATCGGTGTAATTAAACCCTCTTTTATCATTTGTCTAAACTGCTCTTGCATTTGACCCACAAAATCTTGTTGACTGGTATAATCTACGGAATTTAATCCTTCCGTATATTGTATGATACGATACATTATAGGTGATTGTTTTATACACCCCATAAATTCTGGATCCGGAGCAAACTTATAACATGAACGATAATGAGTTTTATTCTCAACCATAAATACTTCTGTTGTTTGTAATCCCAAATCATATATAGGTTTTAAACTTTTTAAACATAAAAAGGAAGGAGGAACTAAAAATCCACCATAATGATACAATAACTTATATGTCGCTAATTCACGATAATGCTTTTTAATTGGATCAGATAATTTGTTAAAATCTATATTGAAATCAGGCAATAAATACTCAAATGAACTATCATCTATTAACGCTATGTTAAAATCATCACCACATTTTTGAATAAGAGATTTTAAGGTGACATAAAGATAAGGTTGATTTAATTTAGTTGAGTTTCTAGAAAAGAAATTCTCCCATTGCCTCGCATTTACCTTATAGTCTAAATGTATCCACATGATCGGTTTTTTTGACTTATGATTTTTATTAATACTTTCGGTATTATCATCTATTAAAAATTGTTTTACTAGATCGTAATGGTGCATTTGATCGTTCCATAATTCATGATCTTTATACTGATTATATAATAAACTTACAAAGTATAATATGATAACTGACATCAATACATTTAAATATGGATTCATATATTATAAGTTACGATTATTTATTATCAGATAGACGTAATAATGATGACCATACCGCTTGTGTAGATTTCTTGTGAACTTCTTGTTCCTTTATCAAGTTGTACGCACGTGCTGTATCTATATTATCTTGTGATGATTTTTCACGCTCCATTTGAGCATATACCTCCTCTTTTGTTAAAGGGTCCACATTCTGACTGTACCTCGCTTGCTTTAACGACTCTAAACTACTGTGACCCTCTTTATAGTCCCGTTCATCAACACCTAACACTAGGGCATTCGTATACGCATGTTTTAAATCTTCGTATTGACTACTGCTATAACTTCCCGTGTCGCTGCCTAAAATATCTCCTGTATAAGAATCTATACCCTTTACTTCTTCGTGTACTACAAGTTGACGGGTGTTTGTTTTTAAACTATCAAAATCTTCTTGAGAAACATTATGAATATCTTCAGATGATGTAAACCAATTACCGTAACCATGTTGTTCGTGAGAATAATGGGTATCAAATAACTTGTTAAAAGTGGTTATAAAATTAGGACTTTTAGATAACTTATCTATAATTTGTTGTTTATCTAATTCTTGATCCTCTTGTAAATCCGTATACTTTACTTTATTGTATTCTTGAACATTTCGTTTTGTAGATTTTGTTTTAAATTGATATATCTCATATAATATCTTATATGCTTTGGAAAAAAATAAGAAATATTTTTTATCTAATCTAGATTTGTCTGGATGTGTTGCTAATACAATCTTTTTTGCACACTTTAAATCCGCCTCACCAAATTGCATTGGTATTTTAAACAACCCTACTAAACTCTCTAAATCATAATGCGCTATATCCAAGTCTACTTCCATATGCATATTATTTAGAATATCTATTATAGTATAATAACGCTTACTAATATAAACATATAACTATAGTAACAATAAAATAGATATATGCCATATCACAGGTCTATTACTAGAATTAACAGAAACCAAAACAAAGATAATGCTATTAATATATGCTGCGCGATTATACTTGCATACGTGATATTATCATTAGTACTAAGTAGTTACAATATAGATAGTGGTACTATACTTTTGATCATATGTGGTACATTCGGTACTGGAACTTGTGTTATTTGTTGTTGCTTAACAAATCCACATACTAGTTATGATATTGAGTCTGAAAACGGTGACACTATACCCACTATCACTGCTTACCCTATTTCAGAGAATCACGATTCTGTTCAAGATTTGGTACCTGTGGTTTGCACACCCGTAGTAGAATGATTCAAGTTAAGTTCTTTTACACAGGTTTCAAACATACGATTGATTTCAATATTGTTTGAACCTAACACTGAATGGTCTGGACCTATAGATACATTTCCTTGCTTATAGGCTAGTATAGCTGGTATACCCGCTACTATTTTATATTTACGAAAAAAAGAATATATATCATTGTTCTCATCTACATCTAGTTCTACACACTGAAACTCTTTCGGTAACACACGAAACCACTTCTCCACCTGCTGCTTTATTCTTGCACATGGTTTACACCACGTTGCTGTAAACTTAATGATTACATAACCAGGATTCACTTGTAATAACTCTTGAAATTGATCACGATTTAGTTCAATGATAATATCACGCGTTTCTTTATCCGTCATTGGTTCTTTATATACTTAAACTGCAATATTTATATTAGTTTTAATCACTTTTATTATCTCCTACCTTTTTAGTAAATACTAACTCCCAACACGTAGTATTCGGTTTTATAGTGTACTTTATACTATCTTTGGGATAGTGTAGAGTACTATTCCACATGCGACGCAATTTTGTAGGACCTTCACTATCTTTGTCTTTTACTTGATAATCCTCACGAAGCATTCCGTATAGAATCAACCCACACGACTTCCACGACTCACTAACATAATCCTCGGTACTCATAATGTAATGATTTATAAAGATGTTAAACCTATTTGTTTTTTTATTATCTTTAAACCAAATAACATAACGAATCATAGAAAGTGTTGTTTTTTCGTAAATCTCTTGCTTACGCCCTCCAAGCATCATGGCAGAATCCCAAACATGAAACAATACTGCTCCTACAATGTACATCATAAACGTAAATACCATAAGCATACTGGTTACAATAGTGCTTAAAACGGTTTCAATAACATCAACCGTTTGACGAGCACCAATACCAATCTTTTTTAGCATAGGTGAATAATTAATTTCGTGAATAGATTCGGAGGAAGGCATGGTTTAATTTATATTATTTCACTTAATATGGTTTCAATTTATAGTCTTCATTTGTCTTTCTTGTCTTTCTTGTCTTTCGCTTTTTTGTCTTTTTACGCGATTTTTTTGTTTTTGCTTGTTCATGGTGGAATTGTTTCTCGCCAGGTTGATACTTTAAAAACCATTGCTCGTATTCCTTGGAATTCCGCTTCGATTTTAACTTATTAAACATTTCGGTTTTTTCATTTCGCATATCAGCGAGAGTTCCTTGTTTGCCATAACACGTTATACTAAACCGCCGCAATACACCCTTTTGCGATAACCTATTTTTTTTTTGAACATCAAAAAGCATTTTTGAAAAACACATTATCTTTGTTTTATCATAATAAGGTTTATCCGCATAGTAAAAGGCAAGATAAAACGATAACATGGTATCAATGCTTGCCACCCTTACCTTTTTACCTTTTAACACTATATTATTATAACTATGACATGCAAGAGGTTTATAGATAAACCCCACAGGTTGTTTACCTACCCGTATTTCATAGTGTTCAGAAATAATCTCTCCTATAGCATCGTGTTTTTTAATAGTTATGTGTGTAAACCTATTTTCTTTTAATCGTTCTACGAGTATTTGTGCTGATTTTTTAGGGTTATTGGACAACACATCAAAATCTGGTATCTTATCTACAATCATTTTATAGGATTTTCCCATATGATGCTTATACAGATTTATGGCATGACCACCAAAAAATACCAACCCTTGATCTAAAAAGGAATCGCGAACTACTGCATATATATCCAAGGTTTTTTTATTATCTGGCCTAAATTCTCGCTTAAATGTCTTCTCAAAACAATTATCCCCATGAATAGGATAATGTTTATTTAACAGCGTAAGACGTTTTAACACCTTTTCCCACCGACTTACATCGCCAAAAGGGCGAGATAATTCTAAATACATGGCCATTCGCAAAAAATCAGGGGGACAGTATTTTATACCATTAAAGTGTTTTGCATCTTTATAAATATTTTTAAATAATTTTGGATCCAATTGACTTACATCTGCGACCGGTATATTTTTCACAAACACTTTATACGTTCCATGATGCACACCGGATTTGGCTTCTACATCATCAAATCCTTTTTTAGCATAGATATCTGCTAAATCTTTTGTATCTTTGAGTGCGTTTGGTGAATAAAAATCATAATCAGGAAGTTCTATATTATAATCATAAAATTGATCTTCACTAGGAAGTATGTTATTGATTGCGGTTCCGCCATAACACATCAATTTTCTTTTACGCAGAAACTCCTCCACTATATCCATTATCTCTGTTACTTCCTTTTCATTACGTCCTTTTACTTGCTGCTTTTTTTCTGCTATATCTACGGCATCGCGCAATAAGTTTAATTCACATTCTTCATATGTATCTTTTTTACTACATTGTGTCATATAGTATATACATATAAAATAATTAACTACACACTTGGGTTTCGTAAGTATCCCCATATTTACTGGTTTGTGTTTGTGTAGTACAACTTAGCTGTTTTATAGCTGGATAGGTTTCCGTTGAATCTGGATTAATTAACGACACATCCTTTAAGATAAATGCCGATGGTGCTACGCCACTGACTGGTGAATCAAAAAAGTTAATGTAATTGTTTAACAAAGTATCTTTTAATTGAAAACACATCCCAACAATCTGACAACCACTTATAAATAATCCACTTGTAGTTGAAGTACAGTCCATATTGACTGGTGATTTATTTAAATCAGGTAATACAATAATCTCTCCTGCTCTACTTATGGTGCTTAGACTATCAGATGTTTCACTTGTTTGTGCCGAAAAATTTCTATATTCGGTTATGGTTGGTGTGCTACTACAAGAACTTGATAAATTAACATATTCATTGAAACTACTATCCATATAGGTACTATTAGATGCACCATCTACTATGATGATAACTTTTTGCTTTAAAACCATACTAGAAAAGGTAGCATCTAATACATTTGCTGGATTAGACCCTTCACCCGTATAACTGCAACTATATTTATTGTCTAATACAAAAGAGTCTAATTGTTTTTTAACTACATCTGCTAGTTTATTGTACATTAATATATCATTACTCTTAAAACGCAAATGTACTAACAATGGATCTGTATTATTAGGTACATATTCACTAGAGAAAGCATTATTTTTTATTAATTTCGCAACCGAAGAAAACGGTACAGAATTCCATGTTTCTTTTGTATAATAATCCGTAGTGGTAGATGTAGCTACTACTGGTTCATGATTCACGGAATATATTTCAAAATCTACAAATCTACAACCTTGCTTTAACACTTCATTTAAAGCACACGTACTTACCCAATCATCTTTATAATTTCCTGCTGAACAAGAATTATAGGATGCTTTTACATAAACATCTCTTAATCGGGTATCATAATCTGTATCACTTATCGTATATTTCATTTGATCTTTATTTGCTAATACAGATTTTATATTAGTAGGAATAGGATATAATCCTTTTATCGCTATACAGTTACCTTGTTTTGCTGCTTGTTGAAATGCTACATAAATAAAAATAGCCAGCATTGCCGAAACTACTATAACAATAGTTAGTATTTCAATTAAATGAGTATTTGCGCTTAGTACATCCAACGTTTTTGTAAACATTTCATTTGTTTTATCCATAATTGTTATATAATATTTAAAAACATAATATATTATATAAATATACAATAATATGCCAGGAGGTGAAATGAATTTAATTGTAGAAGGCAATCAAAACGTTATATTAAATGGTAACCCAACAAAAACATTTTTCACATCGGTCTATAAAAAGTATACTAATTTTGGAATGCAAAAATTTCGGTTAGATTATGAAGGTTTAAGAGAACTAAAACTGTCTCAAGAAAGTATTTTTAATTTTAAAGTAAAACGATATGCTGATCTATTTGCAGACACCTATCTATGCGTAACTTTGCCTAATATATACAGTCCCGTATATCCATTTGATTGTACCGGTTCCGATGGAGTTTGGGTCCCCTATGAATTTCAATGGATTAAATATCTAGGATTTTTAATGATAAAAGAAATAGAAATATATAATGGTGGTCTAACATTACAAAAAGTAACAGGTGACTATTTATACGCCATGTATTTACGTGATATGGGAAGTTTTACACCCTTAGTAGATGAAATGATCGGTAATATCGCTGATCTTAATGATCCTGCTAATTCAGGAATTAGAAGTAATACCTACCCTAATGCTGTATACACTGACGGGTCTACGCCAGAACCTAGTATACGAAGTAGTAAATTATTTGTACCATTAAATCTATGGTTTTGTCTAAATAAGCAACAAGCACTTCCGTTATGTGCTTTACAATACAATGAAATAGAATTACGAATTACGTTAAGACCTATATCTGAATTATTCACTATACGAGATGTTACGGATGCCACAAACAACTATCCAAGAATAGCGCCCAATTTTAATGTATCGGAACATGCCTTTTATCGTTTTATTCAAGAACCGGTTGATCCCGAAACAAATACCTATTCTAATAAAACTACTTCATGGAATCAAGACATTCATTTACTTTCAAAGTATATATTTTTATCAGATGAAGAAAAAAGTATATTTACTGCTTATGATCACAAATATTTATTTAAAGAAGTACATTCGTATACGTTTAATAATATTGCGGGTACTGCTAAAGAAAAAATACAAACAGCGGGATTAGTATCCGATTGGATGATGATTTTTAAACGTAGTGATGTTTCTGCAAGAAATGAATGGACGAATTATACGAATTGGACTTACAATTATTTACCTAGTGATCTAGTATTAGCAAGTGAAACAGGGACCTTATGTTCAGATGAATATGGACCCGGATTAAATCAAGATAACACTAGTTCTAATTTATACAGCACAGGACTTTATGCATCTGAAAATGAAAAAATTATATTAAAAAGTTTAGGGATATTAATTGACGGTGAATATAGAGAACACGTATTTGATGAAAGGGTTTATCGTTTAACAGAACCCTATTTATCATCTCCTCAACCATCTTACGCTTTTAACGCAAATATATATTGTTATAATTTTTGTTTAAATACAGATCCTTTTAATTTACAACCTAGTGGTGCTGTTAATTTATCAAAATATTATGATATAGAATTAGAAATAAATACGATTACACCACCTCTAGATAGTGATGCAACTTTTAATACTATTTGTGATCCTATTACAAATGAAGTGATTGGTATTAAAAAACCAAGAGCAACAATGTATGAATACACCTATGATTTGGTTTTATTAGAACATAGATATAATATATTGGAAATTAGTAACGGTACTTGTTCATTAATGTATGCAAGATAAAGATTAATGTATTTTCTTATATATATATAATTATGAGTAGTGCAGAATCAAGTGCAGAATCAGGTACAGAAGTAGGTGCAGAAACGACTACAGATCCAACTGCTTCTAATCAATCATCAAGTAAATTTATAGATCAATTAAAGAAAGGCGTAGTAAAAGAATTTAAATCCAATGATTGGGAAGGTTTTTTTTCCGCAAGTTTAAAGATTTTTATATCTGTTTTAATATACGGATTTGTTGGAGCTAACCTAACATCCATATTATGTTGGTCTACTGCAGAATTTGATAAAGGTTTCCCTACCGAGTTAGATAAACCACCTTATATGGGTGATCCACCCACTGAACCGAATTTTTGGAGTGATAAATTTAGTAATGGTTTAGAAAAATGTGATATAGAAGCCATCGGCGAAGTATTTTGGCCCATGGAAAACATCTCATTTCCATACACCATGAATAGACCCAGTGAAGAAATGATGGATATGGGTATGGAATGGTATTCTACTTGGGTTTTTAAATATTTTGGAATGGGCGCGGCTTATTCTTGGTCCTTCGCAAGATATTTTGTTCGATGGACTCTGCTATTCTTTAAAATTTTCCCTACTATGATGAACAATACCGCTATACCTTTCTATGTAATGCCTTATATCTTTTATTTATTTGCTACTACTGGGTTCGCTATGATATTTGGTTACATAACTACATGGATGGGATATGTATTTGCTCCTGTAGAACAGGGTTATCTATTGTTTTTATCCACATGGGTATCCATGTTTAACGCATTCTCAGCCGCTATAGCAAATTTTCTTGTACTGTTCTCAGCTGCAGGATCTATATTTGGTATGCCATTTACCAGTCTAATGATCGTGTTAATTATTTATAGTGTAGTGATGAGTTTAATAGAATATGGTTGGGCTATAGCTCAAGGAATTGGACAATATTTTGCTTTTATGTTATTTTGTTTTACCGGGGGATTATTTAAAAACGGAGGGTTGTATAAAATTTCAGAATTAATGTGGTCCCACCGTAAAGGATTACTTATTGTATTTATGTTTTATACGTGGGCAGCATCTACTGCTTATTTAACCACACCAACCGTATTAGGCGTATTTGCTGGTTTTATATTATGTACCATATTGCTATTTACTGAAAAAAATAATTCTAAACATGATGGTCTATCTGTTCCAGTAGACGGTAAAGGTAACATAAATTAACTATAAGTTAAGATAAGATTTCGTTGCAATGTGGTATTTTCCCATGGCTTATTTTTTTTATAGTATTCGTTTAATGATATAGGACACGATGTATGTATTTGTTTTACGTAAGGATTCATAACAAGCAATGATGGGACAAATGAACCCGTCGTTACAATTATATGACTTGCACCTATAATCCATTCTATATCCTTTTCTAAGGATTGTTTTTTATAACTACTATTAGGATAAAGTTTTAATAATGTATTTACTACTGGATTTATGGTATCTTCACTAATCAATACAATTTTACTATACTTATATTTATTTAAAAGGGAGGTATAATAACACAAAGGTTTTGGTACATAACCCGGATGAGGACGTTTAGAGAACATATCCCCACTTCTAATATGTACAACAACCGTTGTTTCTGGTATTTTTATTATATCTTTTTGCTTTATAAAAAAACTATTTCTTAGTATTTGTTGTACTTCGTCCTTATTTGTTTCAAATACTATAGCAGGAAACGATAGTAATGCTCTATTAAAAAAATTATATTTAGCATCTATAATTGTTTTTTTACTTGTATACATTTGAAAATCATTTGTTATCATAGAGGTGTGAAAATGTGCATGCTTACATATCTTGACAGGTTCTTTATAATATAAAGCGATATGTAAAACAGTTTGTAACTGTTTAATATTATTCCCTAATCTACCATACCATTTCTTTAACTCTATCATGTACAATTAGTAAATATAGTATAATATGCAAAAAAAATACATTTTGCATATTATACGGTGTAATATTATATTTGTATATATATATATATAGAATGGGTTACACAAGAAATAAACGCGGAGCAAACAACTTTAGAAAATCTAGACAACTACAAATAAATAAAAAGGCAACACGACGACAATACAAAGGTGGTGCTAGGCAGACAAAAAAAAGAGGACAAAAAGGTGGTCTACCAACGTGGCGAGAAGCAGGTGTAAGAACAGGTATTAATCGTGAACCGGGGCTAGCAGCAGAAGTAAAAGCAGGTATTATGGATCAGGCAAGAAAAAATGTCGCGATGAAAATAATGATAGATCAAGCTAACACATCTATAGGGCCAATGCATCAACAAACTATAAATAACATCTTTGATCAATATAAGAATCCTGATGGCACGGGCGCCGAGAAAAAATATCTTGAAAAAATAAAGACCGAAACAGAGGGATTTCGGAATAAGATATTTGAAGAACAAGGTCAAAAAAAATCGTGGTATGGCACAGGGAGAGATAGGCGCGATGAGCTAAAAGTCGACGCGTCTAAGGTAGCAGATGCGAAGCAACTCGCCGAAAATAAAGACGAACTGACTTCACTAACCGCTAAATTAGAGCGACTAAACCTCGCCAAAAGCAATAAAGACACTGCGCAGAACAAGTTCTTAGAACTGAGTCGGCAGACGCCCGTGAACAAGGTGGCCGTGGCGGCGGCCGAGAAGGACGCCGTGGCCGCTGATACCGCTGCCCATAAGGCTGCCCAAGAGGTTGTACCAAAAAGTACGACTATAGATAATGCAATTGCTATTATAAAAGGACAAATGGATTCCTTGGACAGGGAGTTATTAGACGATGAAAAAGAAAAAGAAAATACACAAATATTAAGTGATAAAGTTTTTGAGATATTCAAAAATGGAGGTAGTATAAGTTTTGAGAATATTGATAGTCTTACAAAAGGGAAGACGCCGGCTGATGCAACAAAGGAGGCGGCGAAGTACAAGGTGAATTTGAAAGAGCCTAAATGTACCCTTAAGGTAGATAATGAAAGAAATATCACATTTTCTTATATTGACGATAGTACTTTTAACAATACTAAAAACTATGATTTTGTTAAAACCAAAGATAAGGTTAAATATACTGATAATAGTATCACTTTGCATGTACAGAGGGGCTCAAAGGTCCGACTCCTAAATCAACAACCGGAAAAGCGTACCCTGGAAATCACGTATGGTGACGGTACCAAATTTGTATTCAAATCTACTGCTGCTGCTGCTGCTGCTGCTGCTGATGCTACTGCTGCTGTTGCCCGTGATAATAAGAATTTATTAAATAAAGTTCTTAGTGTCTATTTAAATAATTTAGATAATACTGAGAGTGCATTTTCTGCGAATGCTATTGAACAAACCGTCGCCTCCGCCGAACTCGCGGTTAACCAAACACGCGTTATCACCGGCTCAGTCTGATCCCATCCTCCACAAGTATCAGAGTATAATTGTCTAAATCTACCGCATAGACTATGGCGATGTATAAAGTAAAGTGTGTAAAGTTATTTAAATATAATATATTAAATAACTTTAATGGGGAAAAAATCCAAGTCCAATAAACCAAAATTTCCTTTTGTTTCAATCGTGACGCCAACCTTTAACCGCCGCCCTTTTATCCAGTCCATGTTTGAATGTTATAAGCATCAAACTTACCCCAAAGAACGCATGGAATGGATTATTATAGACGATGGCACGGATAAGATTAAGGATTTAATTGAAAGTTCAGGTATTAAAGAAATCAACTATTTTGCCTTAAACGAAAAAATAACTTTAGGTAAAAAAAGAAATATGTTACACGAAAAATCCAAAGGAGATATTATCGTCTACATGGATGATGACGACTATTACCCTCCTACAAGAGTAGAACATGCCGTAACCATGTTAAAAAAATCCCCAAAAACATTAATAGCTGGTTGTAGTAAGTTGTTTATTTACTTTAAACATATAGAGCAAATGTATTATTTTGGACCTTATAAACCTACCCATGCCACAGCGGCTACATTTGCTTTTAGGCGAGAACTATTAAAGATCACTAAATTCAATGAAAACGCCTCATTGGCCGAAGAAAAAGAGTTTTTAAAAGATTTTACCATACCCATGGTTCAATTAGATCCGCTCCATGTCATTTTAGTATTTTCTCACTCTCATAACACCTTTAATAAACAGGAGCTATTAGACCAACCGCCTAATCAATATTGTACTAAATCAGATGTAACGGTAGATGATTTTATCAAAGAATCCGCCTTGAAATCTTTTTATTTAAATGAAATAGAACCGCTTCTTGCCGAGTATGATGCTGGTAAACCAGAGATGAAACCGGATGTTATACAACAAACCAAAGAATTGCGAGAAAAACGTAAGCAACTAAAACAAAATAGTCAAACCCAACTAACCGGCATTAAGGTAAAATTAGAAAATAATACGATCAAAGAACTTACTAGATCAGAGGTAATTCATATGATTGATATGCATAAATCAGAAATAAAGAGATTAAATGCGATAATAGATGAATTAAAAAAAACAAATACAATACAACAAGTTTCAACGTCTTAAACGTCTTAAACGTCATATTTTAGAAAATCTGTTATAGAGGGTCTATAGAGATAGGGTATACATATACTATATACCTGATAATACGATTAATATCTAATTTGGTTATACCAGTATTTTCTAGTTCTAATAGAATATTTTCTTCATTACTATTATTATCGTGTAAAAGTTTATATATATAAGAACATAGGTCTTTTTTATCTAGCATAATAGACTGTGTTAAAGACTGTATAAATAATTTATTGTTATATTCGGTAGAATATTTAGTCAATATTTTTGTAAATCGTATATCTTTCAAGGTAGTTTTATAATCATCAAGTAAATAAGATGTATATATATTTTTTAATAACGAACTCATTTCGTTAAATTGCCATATCTGACGCTGAAAGGTAATACGATCCACATAATCAGCAAAACAAATGTTTTCTAATATTTTTAAATACAACGGCATGGTTATTTTAATAGAATGTTTTTCAAATATATCTATACTATTTTCGTGTAATAATAATGCTATAATGGTGCGATCCGTTTCATTTATACTAGAATGACTAGCTATAGTTTGTTTTGTGGATAGTAATTTTTGAGTCATTAATTTAGTATCCGTATTTACATTATCAAATATAGTCATTTCATTGTCTATAATTGTATCTATATAGGTAGGGTTATTATTGTACATTTTAATATACATACTTAATTGATTTAAGTTAACTATTTTATCAATTACTTTATCAACCGTATGTTTAGATAACTTTGGTAGTAGAGTTGAAACAAGTTGATTTATTTGTTGTTTTGTAGGACTTGGCATAACAAAGGTTAAACAAATTTTTTTTAGTTCATTCATTTTTTTATCATTTTGATAATTACCTACGCATATGATTGGACTAGAGGAAATATCTTCTAGGCGTTGTTTTTTTGTTTTTTTGCTGCGAATCATTTTTAATAATAAATTTATACCACCTTTATCACCTTGGTTCATATTTTCTATTTCATCCATCACAATCACTATACGTTTCCTTTTTGATTGAAATAAACTTAATACATTATTATTAGACATATTATGTTTTGTAATGTTATTAATAACACTTTTATTTCTTACGTGTCCTGCATCGTAATATATAACATCATAATCACAAAGTATGTTTTTTATAAATTGAGTTTTACCAATACCAGAATCTCCGTATAGATAAATACCACGATATTGTGAAAGATCATCTGTATTATCGTAAAAATTTTCTACAAATTGTAATATATTGTTTTTTAACTCATTTCGTTTTAATATATTATTCAATATGGTTATATTCATATGTAATAATATTGTATACTATGTTTTTACATCCATTTATACTCATTTGTTAGTTTTTCAAAAAGTATATTCTTACATTTTGTGGACTCGTTTTCAATTATACGATATTTTAAAAATTCTGCGAAATGTTTATACGTTTTACCGTCATAACGATAACGAGTTGTGTTTTTAAATTGCATATAATGGTTATTAAATAACTTTTTAAATACGAAATCATGATCTTTACGTATTACATTTAATAGTAAACGCCGTAACAATCTTTTATCCGGTACATCATAATATTGGTTAAAATTGGTTTTGGATAGTATACTTGTATTTTCCTTTGTAATATATTCTTTTATAATACATTTTGCATCATCGGGTAAATAATACCATATCATACCCTATAGTATAGTAGTATATTTAGATTTATTTAACAATTCTTTCTTAATTTATTACTATTCGTAATACCATCCCAAGTTACTTGACAAGTATTCGCATAATTAAATTTAGTACATCCACTACCACTTCCTGTTTGTGGTACAAAATGCATACAAGCTGAATGACTGTTACCTCTACCTAATTTATATTGATTTACACATTTTTCAGTTTCGGTACTAGGATCCTTTTCTAGATTCCAGTAATCAGGACAACTACCACTGTAAGGAGGCCATTTTTCATCTGATGCACTTGCTACTAACATAATAGCAACTATAGTTAGCCCTAGTATTAATATAACTAAAGCTACTATTAATACTGTTTTTTGAAAACTACCGAGCATTATATATATAAAGTTATATTTTTTTCTACATATAGTAATATGAATACCACTCAAAATAACCAAAATGGAAGAGTTAATATTTTAACGAATATACCTGACCATAATGCATTCTTAATGTGTGATAAAATACCAGTAAAAGATCCTGTTGGTTACTCCGATGCCTTAAAAGGAAACATTGAATGTAGTCCACTCTCCATGGCTTTTTTTTCCAGTAAAAATATTAATACGCTTCAACACGATATACAAAAAGAAGTATACAATTTATCTAACCAAAAATATATGATTGATAAACAAAATGATGATGTATTGAAAATTATTATGCGAAGTGTCTATCTACAAAATGCTGCTCTATTACCTAATCAAATTCAAGAACAAGTAAATCAATTAAATGAAATTGTAGTGGAATATTGTGCTCCAAACATATATTCTGAAGTACAGTCCTATATGAGATACCGTCAAGATGTAAGTACGCTTGCTGTACCTCTAGAACGTCCTAAACATAGTGATTATAAATACAATACTTTAGAACTAAATAAATGGTTCTAATTCATCTAAATCTATAGACCACAAATCATTTGCATTTAACGCTGTTAATTGAATGTATTCTTCTTTTAGTTGACTTTCATTTGATTTTAATTTCTCTACATTTTCACTAGATACACTATCCATAGGCATCTTTGTTAAATAATGATAACTTTCCTTATCTTTATCTAATCCATACTCCATCAACATGACCGATATCAACTCTCCTGTTTTTCCTCTCAAATCTAATTCATTGGTTAACAAACCATTGATATAGTTTACTTTATTCGTAATCACCTTTAGTATTGCTTCAATACTCTTTAAACGATACTGACGACGCTTTTCATACAATAGCATTCTTTCTTCATAAAATTCATCCAACAACTCATTTACCGTATGATACTTTTTTAATTGTTCTTTACTGTTAAACACGTGCATATTATGTGTCGTCTTTGTTATCGTCATCTTTAACAATTTGTTTAAATCAAATCCACTACTCCCTAGCACCCCTTTTGCAAATTTAATCAAGATATTTACCTCTTTATCTGTACTATTATCCTCATAATCACGAATTACTAACTTCTTTTTACTTTCTATAATAGACTCTAAATAACTCTTATAATCATCTGTCCAACTTCCTACCGGCAACTCTGTTACCAAAACATCGGTCGCATTTACTATTTGATATAGTCCTTCTATTTTATATTTACCCGGTTGATCTTCTACTTTACTAATAGAACCTTTAAAACCATTATAGTAAGGCATTAAATCATTTTGAGGTTCCTTTCCATGCAACTTTTCACGCAAATATACTATCAAATCCCGTGGATTATAACACATAATGTCTGTACTAAATCCTGTTCCTATTCCCTTTGCACCATTTACCAGTAGCATCGGCAATACTGGAGCATAATGTGAAGGTTCAACCATAAAACCGTCATCATCCTGATACTCTAAAATAGCGTCATCCACCGGTTGAAACAATTTACGAGCAATAGGACTCAGGGCAGTAAAGATATACCTTTCTGATGCATGATCTTTACCTCCTTGCAATCTAGTACCAAATTGACCTTTTGGAGCCAACAAGTTGATATTATTACTACCTACATAGTTTTGCGCCATACCAATAATCGTGGCATTTAAACTGGCTTCACCATGATGATAAGCTGAATGCTCCGATACATAACCACTAAACTGTGCTACTTTAATTTCTTTATGAATCGGTTTTTTAAAGGCAGCGTAGAGTGTTTTTCGCTGACTGATTTTCATCCCATCCATCAATTTTGGTATAGAACGATCGTTATCATATTTGGAGAAATGAATCATTTCACGATCTACAAAATCTTGAAAGGTGACGGATTGTTGATTGGTATCCAAATACTCGCCGGGGGCATAGTCGCCCAACCAACTTTTACGATCATCGGCGCGCTTTTTGTTAAATACTTTATCAATACTATTTTCGCTATCCTCGTCCCATTTAAAGTAAACCACCTTTTTTTCTTGAAAGTATTCTTTAAACTCTTTACTAGTACTCGTACCTAAACCCTTATAATATTTAATGGTCCATCCTTTTTCATCGCTCTGCTTCCATTGCGCATACTCGCCATCATTGTAAAACAAAAGTGTTTTCCCACCTTTTGTTGCTTTGATAATCGGAGTGTTCATAAAACCTATAAACCCTTCTATCTTTAATAAACTCTTCCACAAACTATCAAACATATTGATACCCAATCCCTTTATATGACTACCGTCCAAATCCTGATCCGTCATAAACAACACCTTGCTGTAGCGCAAAACACTAGCTAACTCGTCGGTTGTATACTCTTTACCGCTCTCCAATCCTAAAATTTGTTTTATTTCCGTAATCTCCTTGTTTTCGCCTATTTTTTTTACAGTTTCATCTCTTACATTCAACAACTTACCGCGCATCGGATATACCCCATATATATTACGATCCTGCTTAGATAACCCGGATACGACCCCCGCTTTCGCTGAATCTCCCTCACATAAGATAAGTGTACATTGACTAGATTTACTGGTTCCTGCAAAATTGGCGTCAATTAGTTTGGGTATACCTCGTATAGATTTAGTTTTACTACCATCTGTTTTTTTATTTGATTTTGTATCTTTAATTTCGGTTAAAGAAATCGCCATATCCATCAAACCTAATTGGGCTACCTTTTCTATAAACTTATCAGATATATCGCAAGTAGAACCAAACTTGGCAACCGGAGTGTTCATATAATCCTTGGTTTGACTATCAAAGGAAGGATTTTCTACCACCGCGTTAACGAAAATCATAATTTGTTCTTTGATGGTAGATGCTTTTACTTCAATCTTTTTCTTTTTTTTAATATACAAAATCAATTTTTTTACGATTTGATTCATCAAATACTCTACATGCCGACCACCTTTGGTCGTATAAATACCATTCACAAACGAAATTTGCGTAAATTCTTCCAGTGGAGACAAACAAACACTATATTCCCATCTATCACCCATCTGCTCATACACTCGAGGTTTATCTGTTTTACTACCAATGTACATGCTAACATACTGCTGAAAATCCTTAATTTGCACCAAACTATCATTCATTTTTACCTTTATTTTTTTAGGCGTTACAGCCGCCATATCATAAACACGGCGAAAGAACAATGCTTTCATATCGGAGGTTAATCCAGTTATTCCCAATCGCTTATAATCAGGTTTAAATGTTATTTTTGTATATGGTTTTTTACTACATTTAGTAATTTTAGGACTCTCTATATTGTCCAAATTATTCATAAATCGTTGTTGATATTTTAAATGTCGGATAGAATCAATGGTTTCTATACTTCCCCATTCCGACCAAATAAATACCAATTTTACTCCAAACCCATTTTTTCCTCCAACTATTTTTTTTTCGGTTTTACTATAATTCGTAGACGTTCGCAAATGACCAAATATCATCTCTGGTATATACATTTTATGTTCGGGATGTTCTACTACATCAATACCCTTTCCATCATTTACAATACTAATTACACCAGAATCGTCTATTGAGATATGAATATAGGTAACTGGATTATCCGAGGACTGGCAGCGAATGACGTGATCTCTGGCGTTCACAATACATTCGTCAAATAATTTGTATAATCCAGGAATATAGTTGTGTGTAGTCAATTCTATTTTGTTTTCCTGACTAAGAACCCAATCATTATTTTGAACTTGTTCCACGCTACCGATATATGTATCAGGATTATCCAAAACGTGTTCTTTGTCCGTTTTTTTCTGATAGGTTTGTTCTAAACTCATGGTCTTTAGACATATTTATATTTCTTTATGTGATTTCAATTTATTCTTTTTTAATAGTATAATGTTAACAATGATTAACCGAAAAACATGGAATAATAAAAAATGTTTAGTATGTCCTCAATATAACTATATACCTATAAAAACCTCATACAATCAACCTATCAGAAATAATATTATAAAACGGGCACAGTATATTAAAATATATTCTAAATAATGTTTTTTTCTCATACTACTATATAAATGCGTAAACACTTGAAGCACTCTGATGGTCACTATCATATTCACGGACACAAATACAAAATGCTTATTGGAAGCAAGGCTCAAGTCTTTCATGGTACCGCTTACAAGACGGCGGGGGGGTTAACTAAAACCGGTGTAATGAGAAGTAAAAGTTCGGGAAAATTTGTTTCTAAAAAAGCATCTAAACGCGCAAAACGGGAAGATCGTCTAGGTAAGGCTGGATGGGGGACCATCAAAGGTGAGTTTGGTGCCGTACGATTAGATGACAAAAGAAAGACACAAAAAAAGCGTAAACGCAGAAAAAGAAACTAAGTCAATTTTTAATATGTATAAAATATAATATGGAAACATTATATTTTATAATAGGACTAGGGTTTCTAGTGTGTATACTACTATTAAATCTATGTAATATAAAATATTATGAAAACTTTAGTATTAAAAAACTTAAAAAAACCGTTGATAAATCAATTAAAAAAGGGTTGAAAACGGCTGAGAGTGATGTAGAAAATATTGGTCAAAAACAAAAAAAATGTAATAATGTATTTAATTGGCCTACAAACCAAACAAGAGAACATACACACACTCACCCCACATTGTTGTATTATAATGCTGATGGATCTATAGTACCAGTAAAACATGGACATCGTTTAACAGAACGTATACAATCAAAATCAAATTATTCTGATATAGATAATAATGTTTTGTTAAGTAGTATGATTAATAATGCATCAACCGTAAAATTAAAAGGCAAAAAAAATAAAAAAAAAGGTTTAGCTGAAAAAGATCATTATTCCATGCCTTTGCCTCTAGATAAAAATAATAAAATCATTGATATTACAAAAAATACTAACTATCTTTCACCTGCATTATGGAGCACTGTAGACGACAGTAAAGCAACCGGTTATTTATATCCTTACAATAGTACCAATCGTTTTAATAAAGACAACATAGATATGTTAAATCCGTATGGTGTGCAAGTTACTAATACATTAAAATATGAAAATCCAACAGCTATGAAATATTTTGATGGAATTAAACATACTCATAAATGTAACAAAAACAATGGTACCGCCAAAGGGGCATGGCATTTAAAGAAAAGATCCAAAAAAAATGTACATAAAAATGTTACTAAGGATATGTGTGTATATGAGTCAGTTGATTCAACCAAATATACAGTTGTAAGAGACGGGAAAAAAAAAAGAGATAAAGCAATCAATAATGGTAGTACAGAAAGAACATTAACAAAGGCAAGATCATTGGTAAATGATGATAAATGGTTATATTGCGCAAGAGATGATGATAATAGTACGGATACAAGTTGCGTATGTACAACCGGTACTTGTAGTTATAATAGTTATGGTGGGGCCGGTGGACGTCCTTTAAATGCGTGTATTTATCAAGGAACGTGTTCTGGTTCTAGTACAAATTGTGATAGTTATTCTGATACAGCAGGTACTACAGGTAATAAGGGTTCTTGTGAAGGAGCAGGATGTACATGGACTTATACAAATAAAGATTGTTCTACCTATGAAGATACGTATACAAGTCAAGATACGTGTACTTCATACAATACAGATAGTGATGCAGCGTCTGTTGATATAGTCACAGCTGAAACCTCATGTACTTCTAATCCTTGGTGTTATTGGGGAACATGAGTTCATTGATTGTTCGGTATACATCTTTGTTTTCAATATAATATAAAATAACGATTAACAATGCGCCAGTATATGTTGTATAATGAAAAAAGATATGAGCACTAGTCCAAATCGCATAATCTTTTACAGTCTTCATTTTAGTCGCCATTTCAAAATAAGGCATACTATAATACTGGCGTTTTACTATGTAAGATACTATTCCTATAAATAAGAAAAACATACCTATTGCGTATAATGGTATAGTTTCCTTTTTTAAATCTAATTGATATTCATTTTCTTTTATAGAGGTATTTAAAAGATAAATAAAATATAATATACATAACAATCCCATTATAACACCCATCAATGGTGCAGATACTTTTTGATCTATAATACCAATCCATTTCCAAAACGTATTATTTGTAAACATATTTAAATGATAAATATTGGAAAAGATAAACCCAAAAACTACAATAATAAAATAAATTCCCCATATAAATTCATACCAATGTCTCAATGTAAACCTATGTTCTGTATAAGTTTCCTTTCTATTCCAATCTCGTATATCACGCGCAATTAAAAAAGTTAGTATAATAATAGGTATACTTATAATATTCGTTAAATATACATTTGTATTTAATATTTCTATTAAAGAGAATTTCATCTTTATAGTACCACTTTATTTTTTTCATATAATATCTCTAATTCCAATGTAAAACTAAAATCCATATGATTTAAATCTATAATATCACCAAATTTATCTATCACACGAATAGACAATTTACGTATATTTACAGGCCCATTATAGGTTCTTGTTTTGGTTAAACTACATCCATCATTTTCATCTATGACCATGGACAATTTTCCATTGATCATAGGTATTTTTCCTAATATGTTTTCATCTATAGAAGTATCCTCAAAACACACCACATTCTGATCATTTCTACTATATTGATAATCGTTTAAACAAAAAAAGACGTATCTATCTCCACCTCCATCGTACATACCCTCTGACTGTATCGCGTCATCTATTTTAATATATCTTGCTAATCTAAATCCTAATATCCATCCCAATGTGTTCATGATATTATCATTATCGTCAATTACAAAATGTAATGAAAATACAATAGGAGTTTCATCGTTTACGATTTCAAGAATGGTTTTATGATTAAAAGGATTAATCGTAAATTTTAAGTTTTTTAATAAGGATTCATCATTTCGTTCACAAAAATAGGTGGTGTTTAAATAACTAGTCAAAGAATCGTTTGTATAATTTCCATCAGGAATTACAATAATAAATACGTGACATTTTTTGTGTTGAGTTATTTCTATTTTAAACTGATTGTTTTTCTTTTTATGAGAAAACAAATACCAAGAATTGGGTATTTCAATCGACGCCAAACGCATCGCCATGACATTTTTAATTTCATACGGCAATGTATAGGTATAATTGCAAGGGTTTGTCGTATAATATTTCTCGCGAAATGTACTGTTTAAATGTATGTTAATCGTATTCGTAATTCTTTTTGCAGGGTTGATAGTTCCAGCTACCACATCATTTTGATAGACATTTACAAATTGTTTTGATTGTTCTGCTACAATTGTTTGTTCCCGATTTTTTTGTTCTGCTTTTGCATCCGCTGTTAATTTAGAATACTTGTTAAACTGAGGTGTTTTTTCAATGACTAAATCAATTAACGCACTAGTATCTTTATAATTATGAAAATTTGGTATTTGTTTAATGCAATTAACTATAATAGTATCATCTACTGTATTAGGTAAATAATGATTACTTATTTTTTTTTGATTATCCCTAAATAGATATACACATTCCAAAATGATCAATATTTTTTCGTAAAATCCTACTATCTCTTCATCTACATCGTCTTGACGTAATGTAATGGGTGTCTTTCTCGCTTCTAGTATATGATAATCGGTATAATCAAATGGACACGTATATACAGCCAACATTTCAGTAAAATCATAATTGTCTATAGATAAATCTTTATCAGACATATATTGTACTTACATCTAATATAAAATATCATTTACGGTATTTTATAGTAGTTAGTTAAAGATCTTCGTCACAGAATTCTACGGCATACTTGAAACGAATCATTAAATCCTTGGTGTTTACATTAGGATTCTTAAATATAACCGAAACGACAAGAATGTGTTGAATACCATCCTTGCACTCACCAGAGTTCGATACAGTGGCACCCGCTAAATCTTGACCTATTTGCTGTCCCTTTTGAAGTAAAATGCGCTTAATATCCGACCATTTCAACGAGCAAAGTACAACACAACTTTCAATGTCTACTAGAGTGCTAATACGCGAAAGTTCCTTGGTAAGTTCAATCTTAGTGCAAAGATCAAAGCATTCACGTTTTACTCCTAAATCTGCTTCAAGATTTTCAAATACAGCCTCTGTTAAGTTAAAACTAATGTCTCCACCATTCATGGTGCGATCATCACCTAAAAACGAAATTAGCGATGTAGCAGAAGCATCAAGTAGAGCAGCAGGATTTACGCCAAAGGTTTCACCGTCGGTGTAGTAAAATAGGGTACGGAATTCTTCTACCGATATAGCACCAATAGTGTCTAACGTAATAACATGCATATTATCTTCAATAGCAACACCAGAGAGTGGTTGACCAATAGCAGCAACATCAATTGTTTGAGAAAATGTAAAAAATTCCAAAGGTCTGGTATCAAAATCACCAAATAGGTAATCTTCCGAAGAACTCATTATAGTATTACAAAAGAAAAAAAAAAATAGTTAAACTATTTCATTTTTTTATCTTATTTATAATGTCATTATATGTAATGTTATCTATACTCATGTAAGTTCGTATTCTTCCTAAAACATCTTTATCATATTCTTGTGATTCTGGTTTTCCAAAAATACTATGGTATATTTCATATTCAGCTGAAATACGAATCATGGTAGTTTTATAAAGCATACGAGTACCTTCACCACCATCATTATAAACCATTTTTTCTAAATGGTCTAACTCCTCATGTTCGTTATAAACGCGTTCAACGAATGTTAGTATATTTCTATAAAATTCTATATCAGAATGTTTCTTATAAAGTTCTAACTCTTTTTTTAATATTGAAACAATAAAAATATTTTCATAGATTTCCGACCAATTTTTTTGTAATATAGGTATAACTAAACGAGTCATCATCCTACTTTTCCATCTTTCAAATTGTATATCGTGAGAATTATTATTATTATTACCCATTGAAAATGGTTTCCCTGTTAGATTTAAGGGATGTATCTGATTTGATCCGCTTAAAGTTAACATTGTATACTATATATACTATGTTAATCTATTATTTTCCACAAGCACAACCCGTTTTATTATAGTTTGGCGTATGTATATGTTGATAACTTTTTAACCCCGAGGTATACTCTCGTTTCGGTTTTTCACGATGAATATGCCACGGATATTCAGATTTTACGGTCTTTTTATAATGATAGGTTTCATAAGGCAGATGTTTATCACACCTATCTTTACCATTATCATAGTGAATAACAGAACTAAAATGACCTGGATAGTCATGTTCGCTACAAGAACCACTATCGTGTCGTTTCCCTGGACAACAATGAGGATGATAGTGTTTTTTTGTATAATCTAATGGATCACAACAACCTATTTTGTTTTTAATAATTGGTGGTAATGGATAAATGGGTAATAATGATTTAAATGGACGATGTTCCGTCATATAATACTTAGTAAGATTAGTTTTATAGTGTAATATTTTATTATACACCTATTTCTATTTCTTCATACCGTCTTAATACTTTGTTGTATTTTGTTATTTTCCGTGGTTGTTTAATATTAGGATTCATTTTTTGATGAAATTGTTTTTTTGCAGATGCCTTTATTCTAGGAAAGATAGAAAACGCATTGATATTTTTCGTTACTGCATCCCTTCCACAATTATCCTTGTTGGATATAGAAGGATGTCTTACCTGACTTATTTTTTTAAACTGACTAGGATATAATTCTTCGTAATAACAACACTTATCATCCATTTTAGGCCCACATTTACAATAGACATATTTTGCACACGCTTGTTTCTCGCCACATTCGTCTAACTTAATTTTTACTGGAAAAGAAAAGGTTTCTGATGGATTATTATTATTATTATTATTATTAAAATGCCCATAAGGAAATAACCCTTCTAAACAATCATCAGTCTTTAAAATTTTTTCACATTTGTTACAATAATCTAATGTACAATCTCTTACATGCGCATATAACTCATCATAACATAACTCACTTTCTAATCCATCTGTTAAAGAAGAAGGTACATCAGCACACGTAAAACAATTTGGATTATTATTTAAATAACTTCTAGTTGCATTCATAAATTCTTGATAACTTTTAAAATACACTATTTCTAAATTGCTATAATCTACGATTACTCCTTGATCCTCTTTATCGGGTGATTTTTCTCTTAAATATTTCATCATTTCATTACCTTTTTTTCTTTGATTTAAATCAGAGGATGAAACCGTATTTCCATGATTAAATACACGAAATCTTCCCATTGTAATAGTTAGTATGATGATAGATTTTATTTTATACAAACAATATACTTGATTTAATTTCTAATGATACTATACTGACAATGCATGCTATCTATGGTATTCTATATCTACTACTATTGTTTATATGTATTTATTATTTATGTGCCATACAATGCACTTACAATACAATCTACGAAGGCCTTAGTAATGATACAAGTTATATTTTTGGTTATGGATCCTTAGTAAATACAAAGAGTCGCAATAGCACAAGTGTTACCATCGCACAACCTGTTATTATACATAAAGAGTTTTCTTATATACGTCAGTATAATACTAGTCAACCAAAATTACCAGCTTTAGGGTTAATAAAGATTACAGAGTCCACAAAACAAATGCCTATCAATGGTGTAGTATTTAAAGTAAATGATGAACAATTAAAACGTTTCGATAAACGGGAAGGGGATTATACTAGAATTCGTGTACCTACAAACTATATTGACTCCTTTGATAAAACCATTGACTCTTCTTTGCCTATATATACCTATATTCCTAAACCCAAACCCTATTGTAATAACTGTACTAAACCTATCGACTACAACTATATAGAGTTACTAAGTGATGGCTTTAAAGAATATGGGGATGCATTTTATAATTTATTTGTAAAAACCACGCAAAATCTACCCAATGTCAACTAATTATCTTCCATAATGCCGGATTATCACTTGTGATATCCGCCAAACGTACGGTACCTTCTATCCTAGTTTTTCCTTGATAATCGGATCCTATCTTGGTTGTATATTCCAAGGATAAATGAGGTATTTCTGAAAAATCGCCTGGATATTTTTTACTTTTGGTTTCCATATCCAAATAAGTCGTTGGATGCATGGTTACGTAATAGCCCCACGCATCTAACAAATCCTCTTTATATTGCTTAGGAAACAAAACTACGGGGTTATGTATCACTATATTTACTTTTGAAATACCATTCCATAGTAACTCTCGGTAATATTGATATGCGTTTTCATAAGACATGTTACACATAATGGTTATGTGGGGAATATGTTTTATAGTGTGACCAATATCATCGGGTTTTAGTACAATCCATACACCATACTTGTAACCCATAATTCTACGTATGATAACTATATATTTTTATTTATACCAATTTAAATATTATAGACATAGTATAATCATAAAGATGAAGGAAAGTGAAACCCCCTATGTTAAAATAGACGCAGATCGCCAAGGAGGATTTGGGAATATTCATCTAACTCAAGATACTCCACAAACCATAGAAATGGATACGATTCAACCTATTTCTAGTGAGACCGACACATTAACCAAATCAACAATTATTCCTGTACAGTGGTCTTCGCTGTGTTCGTTTGACCTAGAGTCTTGTTTCGTGAGTGTCTATGTACCTTGCCATGTCATGGGGAAAGTAGGTCAACACATAGGATTTGGTTATCCTTCTCTTTTTTTACTATATGGATTCTTTTTTACTATTTTCAACTACTGCTATTATGTATTTTCTTATGGTATTACTCCTGTTTGCCCAAGTAATCATTACACTGATTGGTGCTTTTTAATCTATGATAAACATGAATGCATGAAAAGTTACACTAAATTAAATGATAAGGTATTATGTAACTATAATCACGATTATCATACTTGTTATGCAGCAGATAGTCCTTGTATTAGTGAACACGAATATACTATAACATGGACTTCATGGTGTTTTTTAGAAGTGATTACATTAAGCGCCATCACTGGAATTCATGTATATGCTCGTCGCAGTTTAAAACAAACACAAAAACTTCCACAGGATACTAAATGTAAAGATTTCTTATATGCATTATATTGTGGTACTTGCTCTTTAGCTCAACAATATAGGGCGTTGGATATGGAAGAAAATACTATAGTGGAACTATAAAAATGGAAACCTCTCTTTTACATTTTAATACAGGGGCAGCTATACTTTTTACTATACCAGTATGCTGGGGAGTATACGAATTACGTAAACTAAACAAGTTACTAGAATCTTATAAAACTACTGTAGATGCATTAACACCTAAAGTAATTTCTACTACAAATATGATGGATGCTATCACCAAAGAACAACTAGAGGAGTATCCTTTTATAATGAAACTTAAAGTATTAGTAGAAAAATCTAATCGTATTCTACATTAGTCTTTCCTTTTTTATCGTCTTCTACTGGCGTACCTGCTAGGGTGGTTTCATCTGTCGCCGCTGCCGCCGCTGCCGATTTTGCGTATTCAGGTACAATGTTTTCACTTTCAAACAACTCTTTGCGAATATCCGCTTTAGCTGTGGGTGAACCTGGATCAGCGTCTATTACAGCATTTCCAATGTTATATAAATTATCATTTGTATCTATATTTTGAGTTAAACGATTTCCTGATTCCAATGCCTTCTTTTTATTTTCCTCTATTGCTTCACGTTTAGCATCTTTTACACGCTGCTCAAAATAATCTTTTGCAGCTGCATCATTTTCCTGCTTTTCATGGATCAACTTATTTAATTCCTCCTCTAAATGCTCCACCTTACCCGTCTTGTAAGCATCGGGGTCCCAAGGCATCCAAGTACCAATTGGACCCACGTAAATATCAAAATGAGGATCTATTTCTCGTAATGATTTTGCTCTTGCTTCTGCTTCTCCTTGTGTAGAATAACTACCACGTATCTTAATACCACGAACTGATGTTTGGAACTGATGCGCCTCATTAAAGACGTTGGTCAGTCTATCTTCGTGGACATCTAAAAAGGTTTTATATTCTTCCGTAATATCAATTGAATTTAATTTATCCTTTTCTTCACTCATAAAATCTTTAAAATCATTGTTTAGGGATGTTCCATCTAATTCATATTTGTAAGCTACAAAATTAAGAAACTGATTGTATTTTTCCATGGACTTGTGAAAATCCCACGTTTTTAAAAACTCCTGAAACAAATAATGTTCCCGATCCTTTAGTATTTTTTCAGGAGATACAAAAGATATACATGCAAACTTTTGATTCGCAATAGGTTTATCCTCATCTAGCATATCAATGTATTTAGGGTTTTTAGAACCGTCGGTCAAGTTTTTTTGCTCATAACTACTTTTATTCGCCATTTTAAATAAATTGATACAATTGTTTTAAGTTTTTTTCTTCTAACATATTATAATGCTTCAATCGTTTGATTTTGGTGAACTTGTTAAACGCGCCGTAAAATACATTATAGAAGGTATTATGGTAGCGATTGCTGCTTACGTCATCCCAAAGAAAGCTCTTAACATAGATGAGATTGCTCTTATCTCCCTTTCTGCTGCTGCCATCTTCTCGATCCTTGATACCTACATCCCAAGTATGGGTGTAACTGCTCGCTCCGGTGCCGGTTTCGGTATTGGTGCCAACCTCGTCAAATTCCCCGGGGGTTTCTAAGTCATAACCTCAAATAGTTAGTTTCATAATGTCATGTAAAGACACTATGAAAAAATATTTATACACACAAGCGCTTATATATGACTCTATAACAACATACCCATACTAACAAGGTAGCAAAAAACATGATAAAGTAGTACTTGGGATCTATATCCATTTAATAATATATACAATTATTAAATGGGATTCTTTTTTACGCGAAAAAAACGTTCCTTGCGTAAAAAACAAACGTTAAAACGAAAAAAACAAGAAAACAAAAATAAAGTTATGATAATAAATGACCACGAAATTAAAGGTTGGCGAGATGCCATTAAAAAGAAAAACTTTAATAAAATGATAGTAAAGGCACATCGCCGAGGTATTAAAACAATTATTGTAAAAGATGATGAATATGCGGATAAAAAATACAATGTACCAAATGAAATGAAAAAACGGAAACTACTTTAACTTTAAGTGTAGATATACATATTTTTTTTCCATTTTATATTTTCCTAGTAGAGTATAAAATGTCTTCTACCATTAACAGACCGGGAATGACATCTCATCTAGCCCAGGAGACACTACTAGATGGGATATACCAGAAATCCATTGATGCCGCTGATGCCAAGACGAAGGAAGAGGAGGAGGCGGCTGCGGCGGCGGTAGTAGCAGCGGATGAGGCGGCGGCGAATGAAGGCTTATTCACGAAAAATCTGTTTGAAAACTGGATTGCCCCCAGCGACATCTCTACTACAGAGGATGCGGATAAAGTAAAAGCGCGCAGTCTCGTGAATGATGCGGTAATCTTGACTAGTGACGGCAAAATGGATGATAATGGTAACGTGATAGTAGGTGCAGTAGAGGAAGCAGTAAACGCATTATTTACCTTGTATCAATCGCTCCTGTCGGAGGTGACCGGGACAGAAATGATAGTTCAAGGGTTAGTTGTAGTGGGGAGTGAATATTTTAAACAAGCAGATGACTTTAGAAATGATGTGATTATTGCGCAGACAAAGGTGAAAACCTTCTTGGCGAACTTTGAGACAGTCCGCCTCGCCGAGGAACCTTCTAGTGAGGAGGAAGCGTATAGTTCTCTATCTAAAGCATTGAATTATATGAATAATGATTTAATAAGTTATATTAAATTTCTTATAAATACCGTTAATACCGACGTTATCGTTGGGAGAGGCGCGCGGGGTAATATCAATACCATCCTAGGAATTGTCCGCGATGAGCTGCGCCTGCAAGGCGAAAATGAAGGCAATTCCCAGGATGGTATTGATATAACTCTCTTGTCCGGTGACCTGAGTGATTCCATAGCTCAAACTAATGATCCTACAGTAATTGCTGGTATCAACAACATAAAAACAAAATTAAGTGAATTTAGAATAATGATAGGTCTCCAGTTGCCAGAAGAAGACCTCGTCTTCAAGGGTAATTTCTGTGCATCTTAAACTTTTAAACAAAATTGAAAACACGAAGATCCAAAAAGTATTATTATATATAGTATTTATATAATGGTGGTAACACGTGGTCAACTCGGTATATTTAAACCAAGTTATAAAAAAACACATTCGGTTAAAGCACCACGCAAAAAGAGTAGTCCTAGACCTAAGGGATTTAAACACACAATGACTGAAACAGGTTCAATAAAATGGATTAAAGGATTAAGAGATAGTTTACCTAATATATCGGTACATGATAGATCGGTACATGATAATTCGGTAGATGAATTAGCGAATAGTTTAAAACAAAGTAAACTAGATGGAGGAGGCAAATCAAAAAGGCGCCGCCGCCGGTCTCGTCGCCGACAATATACAAAGAAACGTTTAAATGGTCAACGGCAATTTAAACGGTCACGATAAATTCCCAATTGAGTTCATTGCATATCTTTTTCCATATTTCATCTTGTTCAATACGTTTATCACGATCTTTCAGCATGGGAAAGTAGGATAAGAAACTGGTTTCTCCCAGCAATTCGCATAGTTTATAGACGGTATAATAGTAATTCAAAAAATTCACGCGATTATCGGGGCAAAATTTTGCATAAGGGCGTTGAATTTCCGTAAAAAGGTTGCATAATTTGTCTTCTAATTCTGGGGACATGACGGGCGGTTTAATGCCCAATTTTTCTTTGATAAAAGGGATATGTTCATAATATTTGTTGTATCCTAATTTTTTCAATATTTCTTTTGCTTTTTTATTATCAATATCTTTAATATCAATGCGTTCTTTTTTAATCTGAGCCTTAATGTTTTGCATGACCTCCTTGGGTATTTGTGTGGTTTCTTTTGCCTGAAATTGCGCAATAATTTCCCGAAAATGATTGATTCGTTTGTAGGCATAAAAGCATACTTCTTTTGGAGGTTCTTTGTAGGAAGGTTTATCATAATCAATAAGATATTGTTTTTGCACTCCGCATTTGTTGCAAATAAGTAAGCCTTCGTGTTCTTGGGGTACCATTTCACCTTGTTTACAAGAATCGCAAATGTCGTTTTGCACCACATAATTAGAAAGATTTAGAACCCCTTCATTGATGTTCATAAGATATTTTTGCATATCTGTTTCAGATTGTTTGATATGTTCATTTTGATTATTTTGTTCCTTAGGTTTTTTAAAAAAGTTATTTAACAAAACGGTTTTGTTGGTCCCTTCGGATATTGTTTTTTTTTCTTCAAAATAAGAAAAGATATATTTAGAATTTTCCAAATAATATTCTTGTATTTCCTTTTTCATTTTCTGAATTTGATATTTTATTTTAGCAATATTTTTTTGATATTTTTTAAACACAGGATCTGATTCTTGATACGAAGATATTTCTTTACTATAAGTATTCATTTTTTCTTGTAATTCAGGGATTTTTACGGTTTCATAGTGCTCAAACTTTTTCATAAATTCATTATGTTTAATGTCCAAGGTAATATTCCGTTGTGTATCCGTTGTGATTTCCTTATTTGTTTTTGGTTTAAAAGATGGCATATATATAAAAATAACGATATTTTTTCATATTGTTTTCTATACTATTGTATTATGAATAGTAACATTGATATTCAATCTATATCCAAAATACAATTACATAAATTATTGTTTATATCCAATGCTTTAAATGAAGGTTGGACCGTAAATAAAAATAAAGATAAATACATTTTCAGAAAAAACCATGACAATAAAAAGGAGGTATTTTTAGATAATTACCTAGAAAACTTTATTTGCAAAAATATTTCAAATATAACGATAAATGATGTATAATATATGTCTATTAATAATTTATCGTTATTTTTTTTTTAAATTATAAATTCAAAAATTTTTTTCTTTAGCAATATTATAATGAGTGGAGGACTTTTACAACTCGTAGCTTATGGTGCCCAAGATGTATACCTTACTGGTAACCCCCAAATTACTTTCTGGAAAGTTACTTACAGACGTCACACTAACTTCGCGATGGAATCGATTGAACAAACTTTCAACGGCCAAGCCGATTTCGGTCGCCGCGTAACCTGTACCGTATCCCGTAATGGTGATCTTGCCTACAGGACCTACCTTCAAGTAACTCTTCCTGAAATCAACCAATCGATGGCGAACGGTACCGTAACTGCTGATGACGCGGTATACGCCCGCTGGCTCGACTTCCCTGGTCATCAACTTATCTCGCAAGTTGAGGTTGAAATCGGTGGCCAACGCATTGATCGCCAATACGGTGACTGGATGCACATCTGGATGCAACTTACCCTCACCTCGGAGCAACAACGTGGTTACTTCAAGATGATTGGTAACACCACCCAACTTACCTTCATCACCGATCCTTCGTTCTCGGACATTGATGGTCCTTGTGAGTCGGCTGCCCCTCGCCAAGTCTGCGCTCCTCGCAATGCCCTCCCTGAGACCACCCTTTACATTCCTCTTCAATTCTGGTTCTGCCGCAACCCTGGTCTTGCCCTTCCTCTTATTGCCCTCCAATACCACGAGGTCCGTTTCAACATTGACCTTCGCCCCATTGAGGAGTGCCTCTGGGCCGTCAGTTCCCTCAGTGAATGCCCCGGAGGTGCTAAAGTATCGACCGCCTACCAACAATCCCTTGTTGCCGCCTCGCTCTACATTGACTACATCTTCCTCGACACTGATGAGCGTCGCCGTATGGCCCAAAACCCCCACGAGTACCTCATTGAGCAACTTCAATTCACTGGTGATGAATCCGTTGGCTCGTCGTCCAACAAGATCAAGCTTTCGTTCAACCACCCGTGCAAGGAACTTATCTGGGTTGTCCAACCTGACGAGAACGTAGACTACTGCGCCTCGTGGGAATGTGGCCAAACCCTTTACGGTCTCCTCGGTGCCCAACCATTCAACTACACCGATGCCCTTGATGTCCTACCCAACGCCATGCACGCGTTCGGCGGCATGGATTCGCTTGCTGAGAACTCCACCGCTTTCATTGATGCGTCGGGTATGTTCAACGACGCTGGTGCCACTGATGTCGTAAACAATGTAGAGCAACAATGGGGCCAATGGAACGGCAGTAACACTGGTGGCAAATACGGTCTCTCTAACTTCTCGGGCGGCCAAACCGGACCAACCACCAATTTTGATGGCGTCAACACCGCTACCGGTACCAACACCACTTCCACCGTATCGGATGCTGGCTCGTTCGTTCTCACCGAGACCTCGCTCGACATGCACTGCTGGGGCGAGAACCCTGTAGTCACCGCCAAGCTTCAACTTAACGGCAACGACCGCTTCTCGGAGCGTGAGGGCACCTACTTCGACCTTGTTCAACCATGGCAACACCACACCCGTGCTCCCGACACTGGTATCAACTGCTACTCGTTCGCTCTCCGCCCAGAGGAGCATCAACCATCGGGATCGTGCAATTTCTCGCGCATTGATAACGCGACTTTCCAACTCATTCTTTCGAGTGCTACCGTCCAAGGCACCAGAACCGCCAAGGTCCGTGTCTACGCGGTTAACTACAACGTACTCCGTATCATGAGTGGTATGGGTGGTATGGCGTACTCTAACTAAATACATAATCGTTTTTGTGAAATAAATTATAAATATATTTCACAAGATAATATTCTTTCAATATATAAATGGATAGTGTGCTACACGGAATCTCACATTTTCTCGGTATATGTGTAGGAATAATAATCATACTCATTGTATTAGGAATTATTTTGCATAAAGTGCCAAATGATCCTCCTCCTAAAAAGAAAACTCACTATCATATGGTATACAATAAACAAAATAATAACTATAATAATAAAACAAATACGGTAGAAGG